TGTGTTAACAGTTGCTCAGTCAGCTGAAGTTTTTGATCCGATTTCGCCAACTTTTTCTCCGGTGGTTAATTTAAATACAGAAAAATCATTGCAGTTAAACATCTTATTAAGTTTCTCGGCCAAATTAAAGGCATGACCTCTATTTGAAAAACTTACTTTCTTATATTTTGGACCCAAGTGTTGCGCCACCATGCTGGTAGTTTTTAAATTAACTGGTTTTTCTTTGTAAAAGACGGCCCAAATGGCATCGGCTTCTAAAACCTGTTCAGTTTTGTAAGTTTTTTTATTAGTAATTTCTAATAGAATTGATGGCTTTGGCCTTGACATTATATGCGCTCCGGAATTAGTACGCATATATTTATTACAAATCTTAAAACTTGCCGCCGTCCATCTTTACCTGTATGGCATCTGTTGGTGAAGAAACAATTGTTTGGCCCGCTAATCTGGTCATAACTATTGCTAGACTATCCGTTAGTGCCTGTACTTCTCTAATGTCTAAAATTAGGTTCTTTTGATTACTTTTTATAGCAATTCTAGCCTTATCTAAGAACATTTCAATAGGTAATGTGTTTAAATTACTCATTTTTCTTTGCTCAATTGACTTAGTACTGTTTTCATTTCTTCTTCAGTCTTAAAAGGACCTTTAAATGGATAACGTTCTAATGTAATTAATTTTGGACAAAAACTTTTAACCCAACCTTTTCGGAATTGAATAACATAGTGTCCTGCGCAATACAGACTCTTACTCTTATTGCTTTTGGCGTAAATTGGAAGTTTTTTCTTTATGTTATAAACAGGATTATGAGGTTTACTACCGCACGGGTATTCGTAAACATTGAGAGGTTCGGTAGTTACTTTTTTAGAAATCTTTACAACTTTTTCAATTTCTTCAGTAATGCTTTCTCCAAATTGTTTCTTGATGTCTGTTTTATCGAAGTCCATTTTTTGTCCTTTACGATAGAAACTAAATACTTTTTTCTCTTTGTTTAGTGTTCCTACTTTTTGTCCACCATCTTCAACAATCCAGACTTTGTTAGGAACTAGTACTTTAGCAACAGCGTTCATTTTGTATACCTTGCATTTAATGGGTCAGCGTAACTTTGTACGTTATCACTGATTCTTTGTAAGTCATATTCTGCACAAAACTTTAATAATCGAACTCCAACTTGTGGAATATTTTTCCCTTTGCTTGTTTCTGTGCTGATAGTTTCTTGGATAATAGTTTTAATCTCATCGGGCTGTGCGGTTAAATCGCATAGTTTAACATTACGATTGTAATCTTCTAGCACTTTATGTTCGACACCTTCGTGGTCGGTCCAACGTTGCAACATCATATTGTTCCAATGGTATCCGCGCTTGTCTCTATCGGCAAATGCGTCACGGAGACCAACTTTATTCTTTGTGCCTTTTTCACGTACTCCCGGATAAGCACTAAAGATGTTGTCGGAGGTGTCTCCACGCATACACTTCTCAAATAACAACCAGGATGGATCCGGCGCCGGCTTGACTTGTTTAGTTTTCTTATCAACGACAGGTTTACCTTTGGCATCGAAATATCCTTCGTGTGTGGTTGTAATTTCCATTACACCGTTATATTGTTTGACATTGGGTGCAATTAATTGTGCAAAATCTCCATCTGTCGAAATGATGACATGGTCATCATTAGGATGAGCCTGAATAAAGCCTGCAATTAAATCATCTGCTTCTAGTTGCGGATTTTGTAATACTGTGCAGTTTGTTTTATTGATAATAAAATCTTTAAACTGATCAAATGTTTCCCAAAATAGCTTTTCTTCCTCAGCTTCGCGAGGGCTGTGCGCGGCCCGAGCATCGGTGCGGTTGCGCTTGTACGGAGCATAATGATCCTTACGCCAGCTACGTCCCTCTACGCAGAATACTACATGACTACCATTAAAGTCTTGCCATGCTTTCTTAACTGAATTAAGAATAATATGCATAGCCATACCTACTTTTTCGCTTGCATCTCCGCGGACTACGTGACGAGCACGAAAAAATGTATTTGCTGTATCAACTAAAATATATGTCATTAACTTATCTCTGCTTTTCCGTCACCTAAATTATTAACATTGATATATCCAGAACCACGTCTGTCCATATCAACACCTGCTTCTTGTCCGATATTTCTGCAAAGATCTTGGAACCATAAATCAACTACAGCTTCGTCAGTTTCGCCTGTATAACCGGACAGTCTTAATTGTATAACAAAAGGCTCATTCCAGTCAAGCTCAAAAAAGCCGTTACGCGGGTTTTCTGCATTTACTTTGGTATCTAATACACCTACCCAAGCTTCGCCTTTTTCGGTTGCAAGTTCTTTGGGTGTTAGTTTGGCAATTCTTGCATTTTCTTTAGCCTTGGCTTCTTCGGATTCGGCTTCAATCTTTCTTTTTGTTGCTTCAGCAACTTCTGCTTCAATCTTATCAAGACCGAATATTTTTTTAATTAACTTATTCATCAAGTTCCCCATTCGTTTTTAAAGAGTGGCACTTGAAGTCGATCACTGTACCGCCATCCTTTTCGCATTGCCAAGTCTGCAACCGCTCTATTATTAAGATTGTACACCCGTTCAACGCCACCGACAGGCATAATATAAACATGGCCTTTAAACCCCGCCGCACGATAAGCCCCGACTGCACATTCTGCATCTGCTACATCCTGTTCTGTGGCAACCACAAATTTTAAATAAACTGTGCCATAGTTTTCATAGTCACAAACTACTGATGGCTTAATAGCATCATCCCACGGCTCTCCACTTACTGGAAGTTTAGCACTTACACTAAATGTAATTTCTCTCTCGTCACCACCAAACGCCCAGTCTGTTAAATATTCTTTAAATGCACTAGTAAGGCGCATTGTTCCATTAGTTTCAAAAGTAATTTCTTTTAGTCCAGACATTTTAGGATGTGATAACAAGTCTGGATATTGTTTTTGCCAACCTAATAGAGGTTCACCACCTGTTATAACAAGGTGCTCGTCGCGCCATTCTTTGTGCGGTAACGAATCCACAATAGCATCGGCAATTGCATCAGTAGAAAGAAGGGGAGATAGATGCTTAAAGCGAGGATCCCAACTAGCGTAACTATCACAACCTGTAGACACCAAAGGTAGCGATTTGTACTCGCTATAAAGAGCCGGGTCGATATTTTCTGCTTCATTGCTTAATTCTCCTCGTGGCATGCCAAACCCTTGGCATTTAAAATTACACCCAAAGGTGCGTAAGAAAATAGAAGGGACGCCCATATAGCGTCCTTCGCCTTGTATACTATAAAATAATTCTGCTACTTTAATCTTGCTCATAAATGTTTGACCATAATTTTAATTTTTCGATTTTAGCTTTTTTAGCAATTTCTAAATGTTCTAACGATATTACACTCTTTTCTAGCATGATGTCAATCATTGCAAGCATATCGCCCAATTCTTCCTCAAGATGTTCTCGATTAGTTTTTGGTTTACCTGGTTTAAGATTGTCAATTCCAAAACGACTAATCTTGCTAACTGCCTGGATCACTTCTGCACATTCTTCTTGCAAGATATCCATTACTTCTTTTAGTTGTTCGTTCATTTTTTTGCCTTTTCTGCAAGATACACATCGTTGTGAATCCATTTATTCTTTACAAGGAACCCCCATTCACGACGTTGAGGTCCGGGCATAAACAATGTCCATGCTGTTACGTTAGGATCAAGCTCAATTCGATGATAGCTAGTAGCACTACAGATACGAAAGTGTCCGGGACCTCGCCAATGTTGAATCTCTCCAATTTTTCGTCCTACAGTATCAAACACGGGTACCCATTCGTAATACCCGCCTTTGAGGATTAATGTAGCGTAAGGCCATGGATGATCATGCACATCGTCTGGATCTGATTTAAGAAATTTATGTAGGAATACATTAAAGGGAAAACGCTTTCTATCTTTGAGAAAAAGATAGTAGCGTTCAAGATACGGTTCATTATTTTGTCTGTCCATGACGATACGTTTTCGACCAACTCGATCTAACGCATTAAGAAACCATTTCATACTGACTCCATTACATGATATTTTGAATAAGGATAATTTTCATTTAACCATTCTAACAATCCTGGTTCCCAAGGAAGTTTAATACTGTTAAATTTATTAGTAATATATTTCATTTGCAAGTTTCTAAAAAATTATGTAGCTTATTAACAGCTTCATTGAAGTCTATGGCATACACTTTTGCCGACATAATACTACCTGTAATTTCTATATCAAATGGAATCACTCCATTAAATTTAAAATCATCATGTAACTCTGTTTCAACTACAAATTCTTGTAAATGTTTGGCTCTAAATATTAAATCATTGGCCATGTCTACTGAGTTCATTCGGCTTCCTTTGTTTCAAATGGCCACTTTGGAATATTTTTAATTTCTTTTGCAATTTGTTCTCTAGTCTTGAGAGTTACATTATCATTAATAACATGTCCGTTGTCATCACACAAACTTACTTGATAAGGTGCATATACATGTACAGCAGTATCTTCTTCCTGCCAATCATGTTCGCCATCAAATAGCCAACCTGCTCCGCCTTCATAGTATGCTTCACGAATAGCTTGTTGTTCTTCTTCAGTGATATCATTACTATATTCTATTTCAATGTTAATGCTATCATCAAACTCGCATCCCCATCCACCGTCTGGTTTAGTATATGCTACAGGATCGCCTTCCCAGGGAAGATTACAATCCATATCTTCTTCAATAAAGCCATGGCCCCATCGATATGTCTCGTCGAGATTAAACCAGCTGATTGTACCATCTGGATTATTGCGATACATCTCTACATGCCAAACAATGCTTTTCTTTTCAAGTGGT